TAATTAATTCTGTTCTTTCAGCATTAAACTTGAACGATTTAGAGGAGGACGATGTTGAAAGTATTATTAACAAACTTGAAGGTGTTGAAGAAGAAGGTGATATGGAAGGTGATGAAGAAGTTGTTGATGTTGATATGGAAACAGCAGAACCTGTTGCAGAACCTGAAGGTGAAATGGCTGAGGGTGAAGAATTTGAAGGTAATCCTGATGAATTAGTTGATTATTTGTTTTCAGATTTAGAAGAAGAAATTGAAGTCGATACTAACGAAGAAGATTCTCACATGAAAAAAGTTGAGGAAATGATTGAAGGTATTTTTACTGAATCAAAAGTTGATAATATTTTACAGAAATATTTTTCATTAAATGAAAATGAAAAAAAAGAAGTTAAATATAAAAGAAATCAATTGGTTGAGGTTAAAAGAAACACTATTAATAAAATAAAAAATGTTTCTGAAAGCGTGTCACAAAAAGTGGCATCAACTAAATTAGTTTCTAAATACCCAAAAATTAAATTGGTTGGTAAAACTTCTAAAAAGAATTTAGTTTTTGAAATGAATGATAAACAATATAGAGTTACTACAAAAGGTCAAATTCTATGAGTTTTTTAATATATGTTAACGAGTTAGGTCCTAACTACAAAGGGGATAACATATATGAATTTATTTTTTCTGACGCTAAAGAAAATATATGGGGTGAGAATTGGGAATCTAAACCATCAAACGGATATCCGTTCCCACCTAATTTAGAACACATAAGAAAAGTAGGTGTTTTAAAAAATGATAAAATAACAATGTCGGTAGTCCAAAACTCCGACTTTTTTTCTATGATTGATGCGATTGATGGTGTTATTGCGTTATCTTGGGAAAATGAAAATGAGGATATTGATTTTGATTACAAAACCAGATTAGTTTTTAAGTTTGGTGATGATGAAAAATTAGTAAAAGATAAATTATATGAACGTGATATCGTTTTAGAATTTGAAAAGAAGGTGGTATATGAAAACTAACCAAAAACAATTAAAGTTAATTCAATACGGTCTAAGACCATCTACGGTGACTGATTTATCTGAGTCACAAGTCAATTCATTATTTATAAGACTTACCGAATCAAAAAGTGATAAGTGTGGTTGTGGATGTGATAAGAAAACCTGTACTTGTGGACCTGATTGTAAAAAATGTGATTGTGGTAGAAAAAAGAAAGAAACTAAAGAGGATACTAATGAAAAAGTAATGGTATCAGGTAAAAACACTGCTGAAGTTGAGAAACTTAAACAAGCTGGCGCAACATTTGAGGTTTATGAAGAAATGTCTGAAGAGGACTTGGGGACTGTTAGTATGGGAAGTGCTAAATCAGGTTATACAACACAATTACCAAAACAAGTGGCCGCTGGCGATGGAACTGACGATGAACGTCAAGGCTCTGAATTAGATGAGAGTAATTTAATGGAAAAATTTGAGTCAAAGAAACAACAAAAATATTTCTTCGCCAAATGTGGTGACGGTAAAACTAAAGAACAAAAGAAATGGTGTAAAATGGCTGAAGAATTCGCGGACAAAACCAATTTCAAAAAATTACCCGAAAAGAAAAAACAAGAAACTAAAGAAAGTATGAATAACCTTACTAATAAAATTGCTGCGGCATATGCTGGTGGTTTAAAAAGTAAGTTGAAAAATACAAATATTAATCCTACATTTGGTGAAAATGAAATTGAAAAACATATTTTGAGATTGGTTGAAAAACACATAACACCTAAAATGAGTAAAAAAGATTTTTTAAATTTGGTTAACGAATCACCTAGTACGGCGCCATCAAGACCTGATGTTATGCCTGGTGTTGATACACCAACAAAACCTTCAAAACCTGATACACCGTATAGACCAAAACCAAATGTTAAACCAGCACCTAAAGCTGGTAAAGAATCTCCTGTTAGACCTGATGTTATGCCTGGTGTTGATACACCAACAAAACCTTCAAAACCTGATACACCGTATAGACCAAAACCAAATGTTAAACCAGCACCTAAAGCGAGAAAAAAGATGCCTAAGTGGTTATCTTTTGATGAATTAGGAATTAAATTACGATAACCATGAGTCTTAATCCTAAAATAGAAAAAAATTTAAAACTTAAAAATAGGTTACAAAAAAAATTAGTTAACGAGGGTTTAACTAAAAATGAATACGCTTTATTAAATGAAGTTAAAAATAACTTAAAAGAAGCCCCTATTGATTATGAAGGTCCTGAAAGAATGGAACCTGGTATTGAAAGAAAAATTACATCAAAAGAAACACCCTATTCTTCACACCCTGCAATGCCAAAAGGTGATAGAGATTTTGTTGAATTAGTTTCATCCAAAAGATTTAAAGACTCAGTTAATAAAGTTAGAAATTATTTGGGAACTACACAACCACTTCAAGGTGCAAACCCTTTAATGCAATTAATGATGATGGCAATGCAAGGGTTACAAAAAATACAGTCTATTGAATCTAGAAATAAAGAATACTTAGAAAATTTGGCGGTTGATTTAGTTAAAAAAGAAATGGGTATTCCTGAAGGAGCATTACAATTTGACGCTAAATTAGTCTCAAGTCCAATGGGTTCTGCCGAAGGTATGAGAAGTAAACCAGAAGAACCAAGTAAAGAAGATATTAAAGACGCGTTTAAAGAAGCTGAGGAACACAAAGAAGATTTAATGGATTTTGTTGATGAATTTGAAAGGTTTGATATGGAGAGAGCCAAAAGAAGGTTCATTAATTCATTAATTCAGGGTGCTGCCAAAAAGGGGCATTATATGTTCCATTTAGTTCAAGATGAGTTAAAACGATTAAATCCTGAACTTGTTAATATGTACGGTGTCACACAGTCATTGATGGACCACTTATATTGGGTTTATCCTGATATGGAACAGATGGCTGGTTCAGGTGGAGGTCAATTAGGTCAAACAGAGATTGAGCCTGAAACAGACCCCCCAACTGTTAAAGCGAGAGCAGCAACATTCCCATTATTAATGCACGAATTAATTAAAGGTGTATACGAAGTTTTTGGTACTCATGGTTTACCCGATGACCCAAGACAGGCTGAAATGGTTATGGGTGCTGAAGATACTTTACCTGCGGAAATATGGGACATGAGATTAGGTCCTATATTTTGGGAAAAGTTTACACAAACATATCCAGCTGAATTATTTGAGGAAGATATGAAACATATTCAGCATTATCTATTTATGAGATTTTCTAAATTAAATGCTGAAGAATTTTTCAAAATCGCTAAACTTATACTTTCAGGCGACCCTAGAGGTAATCAATTTATTCAAAGAATGGTTGATGAAATTATTCGTGAATTACGTGATTATGAAGTCCAACAAAAGTTTGACGATAACAACGATGATTTAGGTGATGATGACCTTGACGATTTATTAGGTGGCTTGGGTATTACAAGAAGCTAATAAATTATGAGTAATTTAACAAAAGAACAAGTTTTAATAGAGTATGTCAAATGTCAAAAAGACATTAAGTACGCTCTTAAAACTTATTTACAGACATATGACAATACTGTGTCAAAATATGTTCCATTAGAATTATTTCCTGACCAAGTTTCTTTATTGCAAGATTATGAAAACTATAATGAAAATATTGCATTAAAATACCGTCAAGCGGGTGTATCAACAGTAACAGCCGCATGGATGTCTAGAAAATTAGTTTTTGCTAAAAAAGTTAAACCCGAAAAAATCCTTATTATTGCAAATAAATTAGACACCTCATTGGAGATGGCTAATAAGATTCGTTCATTTGTGGGTCAATGGCCTAGTTGGGTTGGTGTTGATTTTTCACCTGAAAAAAACTCACAAAAACACTATAAGTTAACTAACGGTTGTGAGGTTAAAGCGGTTGCAACATCTAAGGATGCTTTACGTGGATTTACCCCCACGATTCTTGTATTTGACGAAGCGGCGTTTATTGAAGCTGATAGTGACTTCTGGGCAGCTTGTATGGCATCGCTATCTACGGGTGGTAAAGTAATTGTTGTATCAACACCTAACGGATATGACCCAATCTATTACGAGATTTACGACCAAGCGTTAAGGAACATGAATGATTTTAAGATTACCGAGATGTTTTGGTTTAGAGACCCTCGTTATGCTAAAGATTTATATCTTGTTAAGACTGATGATATTATTCATTATTTGTTAAACAAAGAAGAGTATAATGAAAAGGATATTATTAGTTGGGAAGAAAAACCTTTTGAGACTCGTGACTATGAAGAGTTAAAAGAATTGATAAATCAAGGTTACAAACCAAGTTCGACATGGTTTGAGGCTATGGTTAAGAAATTAAAATATGATAAACGTAAAGTTTCTCAGGAGTTGGAATGTAACTTCTTGGGTTCAGGTGACAACGTATTTGACTCTAAATTATTACAAACGGTTCGTGAAAATATGATTCGTGAACCCCAAAATAAAATGATGGGTAATGCTCTATGGATATGGAAGGAACCTGTTGTTGGCCACAAATATGTGATGGGTGTCGATGTTAGCCGTGGAGATAGTGAGGACTTTAGTTCATTCCAAATCGTTGACTTTGATGAGAGGGAACAAGTTGCTGAGTTCGTTGGTAAATTACCCCCTGACACAATGGCTGAGGTTTGTTACAAATGGGCTAATATGTATTCTTGTTTTGTTGTAATTGATATTACGGGAGGTATGGGTGTTTCCACATCAAGAAAATTACAAGAGATGAATTTTAAGAACTTGTACATTGATGGGGTTGATTCTAATAACAAATGGAAATATGACCCTAAAGCAATGGAAAAAATACCTGGTCTTAATTTTAACAATAAGCGTGTTCAGATTATTGCCTCTTTTGAAGAAGTAATGAGGCATGGTTTTAAAATTTATAGTAGTCGTTTGTATAACGAGATGAACACTTTTGTTTACATCAACGGTAGACCTGACCACCAAAAAGGTCACCACGATGACTTAATTATGTCAATTGCCATGGCAACTTATGTTGCTGAATCATCATTTTCAAACCTAACAAAAGTTACCGAACATACTAAAGCAATGATTGATTCTTGGTCTGTTAACTCAAATGAAAATGTAAGAGAGGCGATTGCTTTTAACCCTGTAATACCACATTCGGGTGAAAGGATTCGACAATTTGGGGGACAAAACATGAGTAGGGAAGATTATATGAAATATGGGTGGTTATTTGGTGCAAGGTAATATTTATAAATAAAATAATGATGGGATTAGTTCAAAGAAAAAAATCGGGTAATGTTTTAAATGGGAGTAAATTAAATGTTCCTGGCCAAGGTATTAGTAATGTTAAACCTGGTGGAGATAATAAAATCAATGAACAAAAGCCAAATAGTGACGTAAAGACTAAACGAACTTAACTATTTAATTATTATTAATTGTAATTAAATTTTATACATGGAGAATAATCAAAATAATCAATTTACAGTTTGGCAGAGACTATCCCAAGCCTTTGGGCCAAATTCTTTGCTAAACCAAGATTACCCAACATATAAGTTAGATAAAAAAGAATTACTTAGAACTACTTCCAAACAAGAGTATGAGATGCAAAAGTTGCAGGCTCAACAAACGTTTTACTTGGCGAATCAATGGACTAAGATTGAAAGTAACTTATATACCCAAGCCGTTTATTATGAACCAACTCGTTTAGCGTCATTTTATGATTATGAGTCCATGGAATATACCCCTGAAATATCAGCAGCGTTAGATATTTACGGTGAAGAATCAACAACTGTCGACCAAAATGGTTACATGTTACAGATTTATTCTGAATCAAAAAGAATTAAATCAATCCTTGTTGATTTATTTAACAATGTTTTAGATGTTAACACAAACTTACCCATGTGGACAAGAAACACTTGTAAATATGGTGATAACTTTGTATATCTAAAATTAGATTCTGATAAAGGTGTTGTTGGGTGTATGCAATTACCAAATATTGAAATTGAAAGGTTTGAAAGAGGTATGACCGCTAAATCGGCAAGAATTGACGAACCTGATGAACATAAAGGTCTTAGATTTACATGGAAAGCTAAAGACATGGAATTTAATTCTTGGGAAATAGCGCATTTTAGATTATTAGGTGATGATAGAAAACTTCCATACGGAACATCGATGTTAGAAAAAGCTAGACGTATTTGGAAGCAACTTTTATTATCAGAGGACGCGATGTTAATTTATAGAACATCAAGAGCACCTGAAAGAAGGGTTTTCAAAGTGTTTGTTGGAAACATGGACGACAAAGATGTCGAACCATATGTACAACGTGTTGCTAATAAATTTAAAAGAGACCAAGTGGTTGATTCTAAATCAGGTAATGTAGATTTACGTTTTAATCAAATGGCGGTTGACCAAGATTATTTTATCCCTGTTAGAGACCCTGCGGCACCAAGCCCAATTGACACTTTACCTGGTGCTCAGAATCTATCAGAGATTGCCGATATTGAATATATCCAAAAGAAATTATTAACAGCACTTCGTGTTCCTAAAGCATTCTTAGGATTTGAGGAAGTTGTTGGTGATGGTAAAAATTTATCGTTAATGGATATACGTTTTGCAAGAACAATTAATAGAATTCAAAAATCTATGATTGCTGAATTAAACAAAATTGCAATTATTCATTTATTTTTATTAGGTTTTGAAGACGAGTTATCAAACTTTACATTAGCGTTAACAAATCCATCAACACAGGCAGACCTATTAAAAATTGAAGTTTGGAAAGAAAAAGTATTGTTGTACAAAGATGCTGTGACGGCAATTGAGGGTATCGCACCTGTTTCAGTTACGTGGGCTAAAAAACATGTTTTAGGTTTTTCTGATGAAGAAATTAAACTAGATTTACAACAACAACGTATTGAAAAGGCTGTTGGTGCTGAATTAACAAATACCGCGACTATTATTTCACATACAGGAGTATTTGATAACATTGATAAACTTTATGGTACTAAAACAGGTG